TCTACCTATTGACCGGAGGCCTTGAATAATGTTTGTAAAGAAGTGGGCCCATATACCGAAAGTATGGATACCAACAAGAAAGAAGTTAGTAATATTCTTGCCGAATTCTCTGGAGTCAGCCTTTTGAACTTCCTGCATTATCCCAATAAGGGCAGAGCTAAAAGCAGTGTTCATGGCCTTACCAAGTTCAGTTAGAAATGGTGCCATAGCAGCAAAGAATGGTCCCATAGCAGCAAGGTTCTTAAGTGCCCCCTCTAGAACATCCCCAAGGCCGTCTCTTAGACCCTTTCCTCCCGGACCAGCTAACCACTCAACGGCATCGGCAACTTGTCCAAAGAACTTGGAGTATAGGGTGATAATTCGTAGCATAAATTCAGTAGCTTTACCGTTTTTACCTACGATTAGACTCTTAATAGAATCAATCATCCTAACAATATTAGTTACGATAGCTGTGGTCTCGTCACTATGCAGCCACACATTCTGCCACGCCTCTTTAAGCCCAGCGACGGCATCAGCGATTCTCTGGTACCCGTCAGCCATACCAGCTATTAGTTTCTTTCTTTTATCTAGTAGCTGGTTAAGCTGGCTCTCAGCATTTGTGGTGTCTTTAGCCGCAGCGAGTGCCTTAGTTTTTGTAGCAAGGGCTCTTCTCGGACCCATTGCAGTTGAGGCTGATTCGCTTGCAAGGCCAGTGACTTGCTTCTGCAGTTCTTTAGCTTTCTTCTGCTTCTTGTCAATACTGTGCTGTGTTCTACCGATTTGTGCATCTAGGGCCTTAAGCTCCTCTGCACCCTTAACGGCGGGCTGTACGAACATACCCATGATAATCTTAAGACCAGCAAAGCCAGCCACCGCCGCCAAGATACCCCCGCCCACGGCTCCTAAGGCCCCTGTAAGCCTTCCTAAGGAGCCTACAACCTGCATGATGCCTACACCCACGGCACCCAGAGTTTGTACTAATCCACCCAGCGCAGTACTCAACAGTGGAACGGCGGTAGCAATCATTGTAGTAACTTGGAAGAACTCAAGTCCAGCTTTCACACCAGCCTTAAAGAATCCAAATTCTCCAACTTTTTCAAACGCTCCAAAGATTCCTTCTGCGTCCCCGCGAAAGATCCCAAGAGCAGACGAGAAGTTTTTTGTGTCCTTGGTACCACCCTGCATCAGCCTAGATATGTTACTAAATGCACCACCAGTTTTACCTAAGTTAGTTCCAAGTCTTGATGCAGCTAGGCCTCCACCCTCAAATGACCTAGTAAGTGAGCCCATATCACTCTCTAACCCCTGTACGGCCCTAGAAGCTGTGTTATGGTCTCTATTCACAGTATTTAAGTCACGACTATACCCCTGTAAGCTGGTGGAACCTCGACCAAGAGATGAGTTTAAACTATTTTGACTACGTTCCGCTGCTTGGTTTGACTTACCAAGCTGGTCTACCTGCCTATTGGCGTTGCTCTGCGACTTAGCGTAGTTATCTGCCCCAGAAGATCCTCTATTTTGGGCGTTTTCTAGACCTTCGGTGCGCCTCTTAGCATCCTCAATCTGTTTGTTGTAATTCTTGGCAGCATTGGAAATCTTGTCAAGAGTTTTAGACATCTTATCAAGAAGGGTATATACTACTGTTACATTCGATGCCACTACTGATTCCTGCTTACGGTTAGGACCACACCTATACTAAAATTATACCATGGAAATAGTGATGACCTAGGTATAAAGAACGGGGCCCACCAAAAGGAAAGCCCCGAACTTCTGTACTCACTACAAGCAACTACAATCTATATAATTTGTGTTATACTCTTCGTCTATCTGGGCGGTTTGCCGAAGCTCCACCCTTTGGATCGTTCTCAGCATTCATCTGAGATATAGTTTCGTCAACACAGGCCATCATAAAGGCTTGCAGACCCAATGGATTTGCTGGGTCTGGTAACTCACCCTTACCCCAACCTGAAACCTCGGCGTTAAAGAATTCATAGACTTGCCGAGCATCCCAATGATACTGACGAACCATCAAGTGGATGTAAGCAGCTAATCCATTAGACGCTATTAGTCTTCTGCTAGTTCCACAGCATCGTCACTCCAACCGCTGAGGTCCATTACTTCCTCTGCAACCTTGGCAATCTCACCGGGCAAGAATACTCGGCTAACTACCTGCTCAGCGCTAATGGCCTCATGAGCCGCTAGAACCTGTGGAGAGTTGAAGTTAGGATCAACGATAGCGGTAGCAACAATAAGACGAAGGAAAAGATTGTTATCGGTTTCCTTAGACTGTGCTACTGCCCTACGTCGCTGCTCACGACTTCCGGTAGGTGTCTCAGCTTCCTCACCAATGGCCTTAAACTGCCTATCGGTTAGTGACTGAACGGTAATATGAAGATCCTGTGGAAGACCATTTCGCTTCCTAATCTTCAGGTTCCTCCGCTGACGTACTGGCTTGGCACTCAAAAGTACCTGCAGTGCCGTCATATCTGGATCAGAGTTTTCAGTAACGATAATTGAATCGTCCTTTACCTCTGTTGGCTCGACTCCTGCGCCTGCCCCTTGTGCCCGCGCATCATCACGGACGTTCTTTAGTTCTGTAGACACGTTATCGCTCCCTTGTAGTTGATAGTGAATACTCTTTTATTATACCACACAAACAACAAAGGGTTCCCAAGATTATTAATCCTGAGAACCCTTAAATTGTAATCTGGTTAAACTATACTATTAGCAGCCAGAACCATCATTAACATTAACGTTAGGTGGATCAACGATAGCGTGAGTCATACATGCTCCACGGAACGTAAAGTCCATGTCGCGGCTCAATAGGTCCGTCATCGTGTATCCTACAGGAAGGCTCCAGAAGTTTACACCAGTAAGAATGATAGACTCGTGGCCACTTACAGCCTCGCCCTGATCATCAAACTGAATATTCGGAATTCCTCTGTCCTCAAGGTTAATCATGAGGTTGAATACTGGAAGTGCTCGGTTAGTTAGAGGCTGACCATTAATATCGGTACCATTGATGTAGTTAAGGAACTCAGTCTCGAACTGAGAGTTAACCTTATCGAATGAAACAGACCCCTCACCAGTGAACTCACCAGCTTTATACTGTACCCAATAATCGCCTGCACGCCTAACTTCCATGCGATCAATCGTGATCGTCGCACTAATTTCAGTTACGTTTGCCAGCCATACCCCTTCACGAAGCACGCGACCAGAACGACCGTAAATGCTTCTTTCTGGACTATATGGGTTTCTAATAAATCCCTGCGCCATTATACTTTACTCCTTTGTGATTATGATACGGTTGGTACTCGTACAGTAAGTAGAACTCGCTTAAGCTCGAACTGGAACTGAGCAAGTACTAAGATGAATACGTTGGTTCGTGTATTGTCGTACCTAGTATCAATCTGTACCTCTGTTCCAGAAACGAGAACCCTCTGGGCCTCAAGAACAGCGAAGTACTGCTGGATTCTAGCAACAAGTGAGTCCCTAACGGATACTGTGTTGATCTTCTGACCAATCCAGTCGTTCTCAACGATTGTGGAAACGTCAATACCGATCTGCTGGATTGCTCGGGCTGCACGAACCTGTGTGAACGTGAAGTCCTTCTCTGGTGTTAGTGTGATGAAACAAGTAACTCCATCTTCAATCCTGATGAAGTTGCCCCTCTTAGAGAAGACGATAACACCCTGCTGAATAAGAGTCTCGATCTGAGTTGGAGTAAGCGAACCATTGATGGCTGCTGCTCCGGTGTCCTTAAACGTAACAGACCCAGTAATACCAGACGCGGCAATCATACCAGCTAGTCGTGGTGTTGACTGAGCAGAGGTTAGGTCAAGTGTAACGCCAGCAGGAGAAGTAATTTCTAGTCCTGATACTCCAATGTTACAAACGAACTCTGGGTGAGAAGGTAGACCCGGCTGTACAGCGTCAAACAAAGCGGTACGAGATAGGGCCGAAGAAATATCTCCTGCTGCTAGCTCGATTCCACCACCACCGACACAGACGAAAATATATCGGCCTGCCTCGTTGTTGGTGTCTGCCCATGTCTTAACCGCTGCGTTGAAGCCTACAAAGTCTTCCTCGCTAATACCGTCGAATGCAAAGAGGTCAAATCCACCTTCTGCTTCGAACTTAGTGGTCACTCCAACTGTTACAAGATCACCGAAGTAATCAGCAAACGTAGGAGCGGCACCAGCAGCAGCACCAAGCATAGTAGTAGTACCATATGCAAGAGCAGACCGTCCACCCTGCGTAAGAGTAGCTACTGTGAGTGGGAAGGTTAGAGGAACTGTACCTGCAGCAACTGTTACTGATACGTTCTGGTTAGCAAGTGCTCCAGCAAACGTTAGCGTCATAACACTAGGTACGTTGGCCAAGCTGTCCGGTGGTGTAGAGTTAGTAACAACAACGTCAGCAGGAGCGATTCCAGAGAGAGCAACAAGAGCAGCCTGAATAGCTGCTGCGTTGGCTGTCGCTAGAATATCAGCTGTAGTCTGAGCCGCAGATCCGTCACCATAGTTAACAACAAGCTTGTACTGCTCACCCGCACCAGCAAGGCCAGTAGCGGTAAGTGTAACAACTTCGCTAGTTTCTGGGTTAGCACCAGCAGAATAAGCTGCGGTGATGTAGTTAGAGTTAGCGTTAATATCAGCTAGCAGCCCAGTAACATCATCGTTAAGATACACGAATGACTCTAGAACAGTGTTAGAAATTGGCGGCCCGGGAAGCGTCTCAACGACACTTAGAACAGACTTACCAGTAAACACGAGGCTAGCTGCAATCGTAATCTTGAAATTATTTGACCTGATACCAACATACTTAGCTGAAATATCAAGAGTGTTCTTGCCAAGCCAGTCCTGTAGAGTACAGGTAGACCCAAGTGCACCTGCGCCAACAATACGGTAAGCCTTAACAAGCTGCGAGCCGCCGATAATGGCCTCTCGAATTAGCCAGCTGGTGTCAGTAGTAGAAGCGGTATTACCGTCTACTGCTCCGAACGCAGCAGTTCTATCGGCATCAGTAACGATGTCAACGAACGTGTTAGCTGGTCCCCATTCTGCACGAACAGGCATGCCTACTCGTCCGAAGGTTCCGGGCTGAACTGGTGTTGAGCCTGACGACTCGAAATTAATATATCCACCCGGCCTAATTGGCAGGGGGTTGGGTTTCCATGATCCGCCCATTGTAAGTCTCCTAACAAATCTCGTTAATATTTATATTATACATGTGTATTTCTATTAGCACTAAACTTAATTACAGACTTTGCTCTGTAATCTTCTTGACTAAAGCACGTACTTGCGCCTCAGTAAACTGTGCATGATTTGGCTCGGTGCTTAGGGCAGCGGCCACAACTTGTACAGGTACACCAAGCTTAATATTCGCCATTGACATCCAAGTAGCCTTATCCCAAGAGGGTACTGGGGGAGCTAACGGAGCGGCAGCGGCAACAGGAGCAGCGGGAGCGACTGCAGGTTTAGCTGCCGGACGATTCGCTACTGCTGGTGCTGACTTTTTCTCATTTGCAGACATACTATATCCCTTTCTATATTACTGTTACGTCTATTGATGGTAATCCTCTTACAGTCACAGTAGGAATGTAAGGAAGAACCGGTGTGCCAGAAAGGAAATCAACCGTGATTTCCTCCATGACTGGAAAGCATTGAAATGTTGGCATTGGTGATACCATAGTGAAGGTAATAGGAACATTCCATGCTCTGTTCGCCTCCTGTATGATACCTCCGTTATTGATAGAGGCCGGGTCAATTCTTGCTCCCATTCTCGCACCACCAACAAGGGTATTATCTCTATCCCAACCGCTGACTTCCGCCTTGGTTGGGGGCTTCGTGGTAAAATCATATCTTGGTAAAACTAAATCAGGAAAGTAAGGTCCTCCGGATAGAAGCATTTGTAGCTCATTTGCAACTACTTGTGCGTCCCAATAGTCCTCTGTAAAATACTGGACCATTACCTGTGACTCTACTTTTCTAAAACTTCTGTGGAATGGCGCAAGCGTCGAATCCACTAACTTTATAAAGAAGGCAGGCCGTTGGAATGACCCTTCTTCTAGTTTAAAATAAAATCGATCTGACCCGATCCTATTCTCATATATTTCCTGTTGAAGCGAGTATAAGTCACCAAGTACCAAACTGTTTATGGATGATGCAAAAATACTCATTACGAACCAAGTCCTATACTTATAATTAAATCATAATTCCCAAGCTTCATATTTAAATAACCGCTATACTTCTACCTGCGTCAACTGCACCTAGCCACTCGTGAGCCTTATTTCGAGCGATTCTTTCGGCCCAAACTCTCTCGAACTCTGCTGCGCCCTTCTGGAACATGTGTGACCCATCCCAACCCTTATTAGTGGCGGTGGAAACAACAACTAGCTTGCCGTCATGGAGGAACGCTAGTTTGCCTCCATGTTTAGCATGTACAGTTTTAGGTGACATTCCATACTCAATGGCTGCAGCATAGTTAAGGCTAGAGTAAACTTCACCTTGCATAGCATCTTTTGAAATTTTACGCGGACCCTTAGTATTTATAGAGTCACGTAGATGGCCCGGTGGATGCTTGACTCCAGCGTGGGTATGGTCCTCAGCCACAGGAGTTTTACGCTTAATAATTTCCTGCATTTTATCGATAGAGGCTTTAGTACAATCGCGCATCATTAAAGCCATCCGAACCTTGTCGAATGCAATATCATCTTTAAATGATCCTACTGTGGTTACGCCCATGTTAAAATTCCGTGTGCATTTGTACGGGGATAATATATGAATATAGCTTGCTTCTCTTGCGAACTTCCTCAATGGTGCCGGTTATCCGTAATCGTGAGCTAGCATCTACCCACTCGTTATCTCTTCTATATTTAATTATAAACTCATCATGCTGCTCTGGGCATATCTGTCTTCCGTTAATATCAAAAGCAGATAAGACTAGCTCGTATTCAATGGCTAGGTCTTCTTTTACTTCTAGTGGGTTATCCTCTTCCCCGGCAGGTAATCGGAGCCTAGCGGGAATCCACTCAGAGGTGTCCACGCGCTCCTCTGCATAAAAATTCTCAGAGTAAACTGTAGGGTTTTCGTCAATAATTCCCCTATTTACGTTCTCAACAATGCCACGATTAAGGGTGGGGATCCTAGTGGCAATCTTAGCGCGATCCTGCATCCAGTGAATCCTACTCATTAGATAACCACCCTGCCACGATTGACATATGGGAGTAGCATGTGAGCTTCCTCTGGCCTAATAAGATTCCTAAGCGTTCCATTAGTCAGGTCATATGTATAGCCGTCCCCAAGGGTTTCTGAAGTGTATGGGCTATTAATCTGTCTATGATCCTCGGCCTCGTCACGTAATGCAATGCGCTGTACGAGCCTTAGGAACACTCTACGAATAGCCCTAGGCATCACTCCACCGTTAAAGTCGGTAGAGAACGTAGCGTAGTTAATGGCATCAATATTTGGATGTACAGAGGTCGAGGTTCCACCATTTTGCGTATGTGCGTTGAATCGTAACTTAAGCTCCCATAGAAGGCACAAGGCACTCTGTAGGTCCGTTACATCAACCATAATAGCTACGTTTGTGTCTGCTACTTGGTGTACTACGAAGTCACCGAAGTGGGAGTTTATTACACCCTTTAGCTCATTAAGTAGTACGGCCGATGTTTCTAAGTCAGTTGCTACAGGAGAAAGAATCGGGTTTAGTAGGTCCGGGGAATTGTGAACTACTGTATTAATTCTGTGGGCTTCATATAAGTCTCGAAGCTTGTTTACCCCATCATATAGTAGGGTCTCAACAGTAGGAGCAAAGCCCCAATCACCAGTTACATTAAGTATTTCTGCGTTACGAGAGGGTTGTTTAGTGTTGCCCTTGTAATAGCCAATAACAAAGTTGCCCGGAAAAATCTCAACGGGCTGGCCACCTGTAGCGCCACTTCCTCCACCAGATGAACCTCCCACAGTGTAAGTAGGGTTATCATTATAAACAGAAAAAGAATCTGGGCCGAATGTACCGCCGCCAGATCCTGTCCCTATAAAAACTGATGATACGGCAGTAGAGCTTCCACCGCCAACATTAGAGTAGATAAAATTTCCGAAAGCATCCCCAACTGCTACGTCACCAGAAAGCACTTTAGGTAAGTAAACTAGTGTGTTAGTTGTAGCTCGTGCAGTCTTAGTAGTTTGCTTTTCGTAGACAAAGTCCTGCTGACAATAGTTGTTCAGCGTATCGAAAGCATCATCCATCCAAAACTGGATTTCTTCATCGGTAGCATCAATGATTGCAGGGATACGCCGCGATAGCGTTCGTATCTCAAGAATCGTCATGTACATTATTAGATGCCACCTTTATACAACTATGCTCTTTTTGGTGAACTCTTGCCCTTGGCCTTCGGCTTACCCTTGGCCTTGGGAGCTTCTACAGGGGCTTCTACGGCCTCTACAGGAGCTTCTGCGGGGAGATCTTCAACAACCACTTCAGTAATTACCAAGTGTGGCTCGACCGGCTCTGTAGCTTCAACAGCGCCCTCATCACCATGAACAAGTCCCTTAAACCCGTCCATAGAGATAGAGCCGCCATTGTAACCAGCAGCAGGTATTGGCACGGATGCCTCTCCAACTTGTGCAAATACGGGACGCCCCATAATCGTTGCGCCTCGTAAATCATCAAGAACGTTAGCAGGTAGACCTAGAAGCTCTACATCAGAATTTCTCTGAATCCTAACTAGTCTTGTATGTCCTAATTCATCTTCATAATTTATGCTGTAAGATCCAGCACCAACTAGTATTAACGCCATTATATTGCCCCTTGTTTATCTCTTGTTATACTAGATCAGCCGCAGCAACGGTACAGGTAGCTACAAAGTTAGCTGCAACTACTCCTGCATCAGCATCAAGCTTAACCATTACCAAGTTGTGCTTAGACTTTAGTTCGTTAGCGAGAGCAACTCTAGCTTCCAATCCACGCCTAACAGCAACACCAGCATCACCATGA